CAGAAGCTCCTATACGTGTTGCTGTAGCAAATGGTCCAATAATAGGAACATCTTCTAGGTATGATGCAGTATCAGCCACCCATGAGGCAGGTTTGGAAATACATCCCTCACCAAACTCATCAGATTGCATTGCATAACCTACTGATGCTCCAGATAGCTCGATATTTTCGACCCAAGCATAAATAGCTAAGTCAATACCAGTACCTGTGACGCCATTTGCAGATTGTAATTGTGAATAGATTATAGTTTCAAGTTTCCCCAAATTTGTCATATTTGCGGCACCTTGAATATTAACCCAATTTGCAGGATAAATGAACGGGATAACCATATTATATGAATCTGATTGTCCAACATCTATATCTACATGAGGGCGCTGGGAATACGGAATTAAGTATCTCACAGCAGCGTCATTCACAATTGTTGTTGGGGTAAATACAGGCAATGGTTGATAAATAGCTTTGGCTAAACCATAATAAAACGGTGAAGCCGTAACCTGGATCTTAAGATGAAGATCCCCTCTAAACCAAGAATAGTTGTTCAACTTATTTTTAACATAACTATTATTTGCCCATAAATGCCAAGGATTAATATTGGATATTGTTGTACCCAATACTGCTGATTCTAACCAAGTGAAGTTAGTGATACGCACTGGTCGTGCGAAAAATTGTTTAATATCTGTGTCAACTGTAGCATCGCCACTGCTGAAGGCATGATTACCTGCACCAGTTCCGACAACTTCTGACTCTGCAGCATTAACAAAAGTCACAATCTCTTCACTTTGTGAAACATACATATCATTAGTGACATCAACTGCCACACGATTACTATGCTTCTTAGGTTTACGAATCTTTTTATATTTAGTAAGCACCTTTTGTACTTTGCATTGAGATTCAGCATCTGCCTTCTTCTTCTTTGCAATCTCTCTCTGAGTATAGACCATTGATTGATATGTGGCTTTAGGCATATAAACGCGCATACCATTATCATAATCAATCCAATGTTCTTGCTTAGATTGAGCATAAAAGGGATTGCAACCTGTGCAATCATCAGGTGAGTAATCTAGTTCACTCACACAACTTTCCATACTTCTACAGGTATGGTCCTCGATTACGAAATTGGAAACTTACTATACAATATCAGGGCTAGTTAGGCCACTGTCTATCGGATTTACTGGGTTTACTCCCATTTTCTCTTGAAAATACACCATCTTTCCAAGAGCAAAAAGAGAACGTGGAATGGTACCACGTTTCCAGAACTCAAAGCCTAATTCATCATAGGTAGGAAATGTTGAATTTCTCACCCATAATTGTAAATTACAGCGTTTGATCAATTCCTGGAAATATGATCGTTTAGATTCGAAAACTTCACGACCATGAAAGAAGTATTCACGTAAAGCTGTTTCAATAACACATATTGAATGTGCCTCCTTAGCCAAAACTCCAGTATCTAAATAAGATGTAAGCATTTTGTCAATAGATTTAATATCTAAGACTGCCATATATGCTCCCATCTCCTGATTAAACACAAATCGTCTTTTAAGGAACGATGCATCATTTATGTGAATATAAGGTACGCTCTCAGCTTCCTTTTCCGCCATTGTGTACTCAACACCAATAGCATTTAAAGCTGTTGCAATACGTGTATGATTAAACATAGGACAATCATCTGACACACCCATGATGTTATCATCACAGTAAGTTGCTA